GAGGCAAACTCAACTTCAATAAGTTCATCAATCCAACTCATACTTTTTACTTTTTAATAAGATTATTATATTCTGTTTTGAAGATTTCTTTAAATGCATTACATTGCTGCGGATACAATTTAAGAAATTCTTCATTTGTTAGTTTTCTGCCTACTCTAGTTCTACAGAACTTTTGAGCTTCAGAAACTTCAACACCAGCTCTGGCATCACGTACACCAGAAATAGTGTTGTACCAAGTTCCCATTTTACCGTTTGAACCACAAATTACCTTAAATCTTTCAATTTCTTTAATGGCTTGTCCATTAAATACATGAATACTTGTGGTAATTGTTTTCTTTTCCTTTTTCTTTGTCTTTTTATTATAGACAAAGATGTCTTTTGTTCCCTGTTTCTTTTCATACAAAGGAACAGCACTTTTGGTAGCTCCAACATGGAGAACGGCAAGGATGCGAGAACTTACCTGAGGATCTTGTGCAAAATACAAGACTTTACTTTCTTGTTTCTGTGCTTTCTTTACACGATGTTGTTCTCGTGTAATCTTGTTTTTTGTCCGCATAATTAATTGATTTAATTATTAATAAAAATAGTTTTTTTAAGCCTCGTATATGAATACGACACATAATTATAAGAGAGATTACGATATATAGTATCGCAGGAATATCACCAAACGCATATGACATAACAAAGCCAAAGATCCATATGAAGAATACTATATATTCTATAATCTCTCTTAACATATTATGCCTCCCACAAAGCTGTAGATACTATGCCTGTACACTTTTTATTAAGTCGTGGATGAGTATATGTGTACTCTACAATTGGTGAATGTTTACCACGTATCACTTTTTTAAAAGTACATTCTACTTCTACTCGAGTTACAGAACTCTTGTAAGGATCAAACTGTACTTTACTATTTTGTGGTATATATAACCACAAAAATAATTTCTTTTTACTTTTCATATTTGATTGTTTTAAGATGCGAATAAAAAGAAAGTGTTTGTCTTATTCATTTAACTTATTTCGACAATATCCCAACTACTTTATCGACGTACTACATATCTTCATATAGCTTTGATTTGTCTTAGGACTCTGGACTTTTACACTTTCTTGGGGATAACCACCATATAATAAAAATATTTGATGTTACTGGCGAGTTTCATCATATTTTTTATTCTCTCTTTTGTAAGGAAGCATCCGCTTCTTATGAGAATTTTTATTTTCTCGTAAAGATTTGGATGCTTTCATGTCTTTAAATGTCTTTCCCATTAGAATCTAAATTTGGTTATACCAAGACCTAAGAAGTCACATAACCATCCTAAACCATTAGATTTAAGATAATTCTGTGCTGAAGCATCCATATTCTGTTTTAAGAATAGGATTGCCTGTGCTACTTTCGGATCTCCGTTACCATAGAGTGTAAAGAATCTTCCACTCCAATCAGAGTCTTGAGGATTACCTACAACGTCAATTAATACTTTTGCAGCATTGATAGATGTTGCATTTGACAGTATAGCATTTGCTTCACTTTCATCATAAGTTGTAACAACTAATGAATCAGCATCAGCTTGTGGTTTTACTGTCGTAAAGAAGTCGTGCTTAATACGATTCATAATCGCATCAAACTGTGCAGGAGTAATACCATTAGGTATTTTCACTTCTACGTGTTGTGATGCATCTGGCATCACAATTAATACAATTCCTTTCATTTTTTGGATTGTTTTAAATTTGACATTTGATGACGGCATTGTATCTACAACTACAATGCAAATAACGAATGAACAGTGAGGGTATTGTTGTAGCAATACATAAACAAAAAGAAATTTTACCTAATAACGAGGATTGGTTTAGGAAAATTTGACTATCAAAACTTGTTTTAAGATACAGTAGAATTGTATTGTCAGTACAATTCTTATCATCTACCTGATTTTTACGTCCGCACGATCATAACAGTCAGTTTCAGTGTAATACTACATACTGACATTATAGTATTACTACTTAGTTACTTACGCCCCACAGGTTTGTCATTTTCTGAGGACGACTGCACCTACATTCACATGCAAGTACAGCCACTGAAGAAATAATGAAGTTGTAAACTGTTATTGATACACTATTGTATCCTTGGCAGCTTTTGCTGGAATTGGTACCTTCTCAGGTTTCTTTTCTTCTTTTAACTTTGTAGTTATTTCTACTCCTTCAATCCTTTTTCCATCTACTCCAGGGTTATCAAGTCCTTGTTTTTCTAATTGTTTAGCAATCTGTAATGATATGTAATACTCCCTATTACGTTCGTATTCATATACATAACTTTTTACAGGTTCTTGCGTACCCAATTTTTCAAACAATGCTTGCATTATTGCTGGTGGAAAGTTACTATAAACTTCGTAACACCTGGATGATTCTTTAAGATCATTCCATTCTTGCATAGCTTCTTCCACTGTAGGCACAGCTTGCATTTCAGACTCAATAAATTCCTCAGTAGTGGAATTCTGTGTAATACCAGGGATTTCTCCCTTAATATACTTGTAAGTGCAAATACCTGCACATACTAACAGTAGTACTAATACTACCGACACGAAGCCTTTAAAGACTCCTGAACCTTGTTCATTTTCCATTTTTTGATAAACGTTTATTAATTAATAAAAATTGAACTATATAATTGATATAAATCAATTATTCTTTTGGAAACGTATTCATAATACTGTATATACTCCCTACGAGATCTAAGTATAAAGATTTATATTTCATTAATTCTTTACGCTCTTTCTCGTACTCTTTCTTATTAAGAAGAATACATTCTTGAGGGAATAGATTTTGTAGATGTGAATAAACTGTTAGTTGAAATGTTTTTTCTGTTTCTTGTGGAGAAAGTATTACTACTTCAATATTGGCATCAGAATTACTTCTAATCGTTTCAACTAAGCTTTTATCATATTCACCTTGTAGGGTAAATTCTCCACAATCTACAGCATATTTAGCTTCCTTTAAACTTAAACCAAACAATGTTTGTAAAATTTTTATTTGGCGAAGTTTTTGATTTAAATTCTTGTAATTAAATAAAAGTTTTATTCCCATGATTTAATTGATTTAAACGCATTAATAATAAATAACCATAGTAATAGTAATAATTTCACTAACGCCGCCAAGCTGCTATTATATTACTACACTATGGTTAAGTTAATCTCTAGTCCATTCACATGTCATCCGAGATAGAGTCTATAATTATTCAACAAGTAGCTTAAGAATTATATTAAGGCATGTAACCTGACGTCTTTTAATAATCCTGTAAGACTAAGAGATATCTCTTTATCTTCAGTAATAATAGTCTTATAAGACAGTTTGTCAAGTCTTTTAACCCTTAATAGTATATTTACAGATCTGCTGTGTTTAGCAATATCTATATATATGATCGTTCCTACTAAATTGTGGCTTATGATAGTTACTTTTCTACCTATAAGCTGTTGTATTAAACTACCACGTTCTGCTTTCATGATTTATAAACTTTTAATTCTATACTAAAACATAAGAAAGCTATACCAATAATAGTAGAAAGACTAAAATTCCCTATACCAATAGCTGGAGTTAAATACCAACAGGTGTAATCTTTTCCAAATTTGATTTCTATTTTCATAATATGAATGTTTTAAATTAATATTCAAGATAAAAGAGTGAGTAAAAGCAAATACAGGAATTAATGCAATACTCACTCTTTAAATTTACGTACGAGAAATGTAAATACGATATCCTCTATAGTAATCTACAATATAACAAGTATAGTGATTTGCATCAACTAAACTATTAAATACTGAAGATATATCTGACATTTCTACATAGAAATAAGGTTTTAATCTATGATATGAAACATCAAGCTTTAAATTTAGAGGAAGTTCATCTTTACAAGGTTGTACTAATATTGTTCTTCCTTTTTTAATATGGTAAAACAATTTAATACATTCTCGTAGTTTCAGTTCGAGTTCTGCTTTGAGAAATCGAAACTGTTGAAACCAACTGGTTTCGTACTTGTTCTCTAATATTAATCTAACCATATATATTATGAATTTAATATTCAGAGAATAATGACTATTAGCTTCTATGCCAGTATGCTATACATATTACTATGTGTTAGTGTTCCACTGGTCTTATAATACTGGACTCCAAAACCCGTTACTCTTACGTGATTGGCAAACGATAAACGATAAAATTAAGCAGGAGTGAGTAACTACGATGAGGTTGTCATTACTTTGGAGAGGTGAGAGTAATAGTGTTCAGTATACAAGTCTCCTAACCTGTACCTTGGCGCATCAACGCATACTTACTAACTATTACTTAGCGAGGAATAATCATTTCACAATGATAAGTCGATATAGGAAATCGACTGTGAGGAGTAGATATTCAAAAGACAGTTAACTATAAATATCTTGTGTAAACTCTCTTACAGAATTCACTATATTTTTCTTTTGGTAATCGTTTTTTACGATAGTCTATATACTGTAATAATATACATAGCATATAGCAAACTATCGCAAAAACAATAGGAATTGTAGCTATTATTAATGTTTTCATTGTATATTATAGATTTCTTTGTATAGATTTACCGGTACTGCATAAGTACTATCAGGACAAGGATGTCCTTCTATTTCTTGGCAAAATATACACTCTTCCCATCTTTCATGTTCCATAAAATCTTGTATTTCAGGCCATGATATTAATACATATAACTCTTTCATTGTGATAATTATTTAATTAAAATTAATATCCATCTGTATTTATAGAGGCTTTGGACTCTCATTCTATTGAATGGCTACATTAATATTAACCATGTAGTGATAGCCTTTCTGTATTTTTTCAGAAATTGATACAGTATCACTACATGGCTGGGTGGGCACCCATTACAATATCATACAACAGCACTTTCAGTGGTGTTATATTGCTGAACCAATATAACAAAGTACTGAAGTATGGCATAGCATATATCAAGAGTGTTGCACTGACAACATCATCTATGATAATCTATGTCTTTAATTGATATAGTACTACTTACGTAGCATACCCTATATCTTTTTTAATCATTTAGAGTATCGCTCCCAATACTCGTCGCTCCGATACGCTATGTATACTGTCGAGCCTGATTATAAATAAATGCTTATTGAACCGTGCATTTTACACCTAAAACTTATATCGCAAGGAGTATATTCGTCCTCACATGCGTAACCTATAAGAAACTGGTGCCCTCAATGTCTTGGGAAGTTATTGAGTTTTTTATGGTTCTGATACGCATTACTCAATTAGAACCTTCATTGAAACCCATAGTCTAAATTAAACTATAGGACGCTTGTAAAACTTAAATCATAAAAAAATAAATAGTAGTTAGTAGTGAACGTATTATTTACGTTCCTTATGCTCTTTATATATTAAATAGATAATATGAACGAAAACTGCTATCATACCTATAGCTGAAGCACATAGTAGAATAGCAGCAGTAACTATTGTAAATTCTATATCTGACATGATGTATAATTTTATTGATTAAAATTAAGTAAATTGAAAACAACCTAATCGATAGTCTCTTTCTTTATACATTATTGCTAACATATTATGATTAGGATTGTGTTGTTCCAGATATTTTATAGCATTAACTAAATGCTTATCTGACATTTTAGCAATTGTAGTATTAGACCATACTAATTGTCTATCATATTTAAGAAATAATAGATAATCAATATAATCTTGTATTTCCTTATTTATCATCTTTAATAAAATATTTGTCTATTAAATGAAGAATGATAAACATCAAAACGACGATGTACTCCATAATGCGCTATATATTAAATGTAATGATTATTTATGATTGATGATTGATGCCGTAAAAAGAGGAGGAGAGGATTTATTCCTCTCCCTCTTTCTCTTCTTCATCCTCTAAAAATAACTCATCAGGTATCTGATTGAGATATCGTTGGAGTTCAGACTCAATTGTATCGCCTCGAAAAGCAACCAATTTAACAAAACTGATTACTCTTTCAGGCGAAGCCTTCTTGATATTACCTTTCGCATCACGCTCAAAGCGATAGTGTTTACGACAAGCAACTCTTTTAGCTTCACCCGAAACCTTTACACAATCAGTAAAGTCTTCATTACATTCCCAGGTATCTTCATCTCCAAGCTTTTTCTTTAGTCTGGAGTATAACAAACTCTGATTGTTTTCGAAGACAATTCGATTAAAGCCTATAACAGCGTCTTCAATGTCTTCACCTGGAAACAGTTTCACACGGATAGCATCGTACTCCTTCGTACTTGCATCCTCGATCTGAAAAATACTTAATTTATCCACAATACTACAAATTTAAATAAGAACAAAACTATACAATGGGGGTGTTTCCCCCGAAGGGGTAAGAGGGGGGCTTGGAGTTTGGTGCTTCACGCTCTCATCATCATACTATTCAAAATTTTTTATAAAATATTTTTTGAACTATATCCCCACATATGCGTTTAAGTAATGAATATTATATTAGACACTTATGAAAAACAATCAAGTAAAATTTGATAATACAGTAGTTTGGAGAGACTTCACAGCAAAGGATTTTGAGGAAGCACTAAAAATGTTATGTAATGTTGAATATTTTCGTAAACATTGTATACAATTTAGAAACTATATGGTTTGTGCAGACTCACATGAAAAGCAGTTAAAGAATGGGCAAAATTAGTTTACAAACACATAAATAAACACGAACATGATAGAAGCAATTAAAAAAGAACTATTAGATAAAGGATTTACTTATAATGAATCTAGTAAGCTATGGTACTATGAATATAGTGAATTTGAAGTATTAAGTTTTGTTATGG